TTATTCCGGCTTCGTTCCGTCATCCATCTGGATGACTGCCATATGCCCGAACATGCTGACGAATGCCTCTGGCACCCAGAAGCGTTCCCTGAATTTCTGGATGAGGTCCTGGGACAGCTCTGCGAAATCTTCCTCTCCCAATCCGCAGATGAAGAAGTTTCCCTTGATGGGCTGCTCCAGCTCCGGAATGTACCGGCTGAACGGCTTCTCAGTGAACATCCCATTGTCGTCCGTTACCAGTGCCACGGCATCCGCTTCCCACGGGTACGTGGCTGTGATGCAGTCGCAGTCGAGGATGCGGTAGAACTCTTTCAGGGAGTTTTCAATGTCCACCACCTGCGGATGCTCCATCGGTTTGATCAGAAGAACTTTCATTCGACCCGGCCCCCTTTCACGATTGCCCAGTCTGCAAGCTGCATCTTCTGCTGTCCGCCCCATGCAATATCCTCTAACGCTTCCTCCGTTCCGCAGCGGTTGCAGATCTGGATGTCCGCCCTTCGGCTGAGTGCCTGCTGCTGATGGTCATAGCAGTCGGGCTTTGCTCCGCACCTGGGGCAACGTGGGCCGGTCTGTCGCGTTTTACCAAGCCGGTCGAGCGACACCTTGACCTCGGCATCCGTTGCCACACGGTGGCAACTGTCCGCGCCGTAGGCAACGTTTAGATGGCTTCCGGTATCCCAGCTCACTAAAATGTTTCCGGCATCATCGACCCCGTTGCAGGTTCCCTGCGTTCCGATGGTCGGTGCCTGCCTGTCATCCATCTCATCGAGGACGATCCGACATCCGACCGGGAACTCTTTTCTCAGCTTCTCGACCGTTTTCTTATCTGCGAAATTCATGCCTGCACCTCCTCGATCATCCGCTGGGCGGCATCCTTATCCATGCATTCCTTCAGCGCACCTTCGAGGATGTGCATCGGGAAGTGGAATGCCTTGTAGCCGTCATGCAGGACTTTGTAGTAATACCGGCTCGGTGAGCGGCGTCCGAAGTCGTTCTCCATGATGTAGACCATTGCGGTCACCATCTCCGGCTCTGCCCTTTCCCGGAGCAGTTCGATGTTCAGATCTTCCTTGCGGTAGTAGTTCGGGTAGCCCTCATAGAGGTCGAGGTTTCCTTCGTCCCTTTCCGAGATCTCCCACACTAGAACCGGCGTGTTCTTCTTCGGGTTCGGTGCGATGGTGGCGCAGCCGCGGAACAAAAGCTCCCAGCCGGCCAGCACCGCCTGCCCTGCAATTTTTGCATCCGGGCATCGGTCTGCCATCTGCTCCACCGACAGGTTGCTGCCGTAGGCGATGTAATATTTCTTGTTCTTCATTTGAATCTCTCCCTTCGGTTTTCTCCGCTCTTGTCTGGCGGTATGGTATATATCACTCTTCTGCCCTGATTTATCAAGGCCGATGAGCATCATATACTGCACAATGTTTTTTGCTTTTGATCGTGTACTCTTACATCATCTGCCGCTTCTTCAGATACCGGATGGCTTCCGCCCTTCCGATACTGGCTGCCAGTCCACGCTTCAGTGTGTCCAGCGGAAACTCCCAGTCGCTGTATCCGCCCTGCAGCAGTTCAAAATACTCGGCATCCGGGCAGCCAAGCCGCCGGTCCTCGTGCATCACATAAGCGATGCAGGGCTTTGCCTTTTTCATGCGGTTCCCGTTCAGGTTCCAGACCTGAAGCTGGAACTGCTTCTTGTAATAGTATCTTGGGCATCCCTCGTACCGGTCCAGCAGGAGCTCATCGTATTCCGAGAGTTTCCAGACCACCGCTGGTACGCTTTCATTGGCATCCTGCTCGATGGTGGCATAGCAGCCGGTCTTGCTCTTTTTGAACAGGAGCCGGTAGCCCTTGATCTCGGTCGTGCCGACCACCACAGCGTAGGGGCATCTCTTTCCCATCCGCTCCATGTCGAGGTTGCTTCCGTAGGCAAGATAATATCTGGATGGGACTCGGCTGATCAACTCAAACATCTGCCTCACCGTCCTCCCTGCCAGTGAATTCCACGCCCTGGAAATCCTCTGTCCCAAGCTCGATCTGGCTGTCCTGCCACCAGTCCTCTGCCACACGCTGTGCTTCCTCCACGGTCGGCTCTTTCATCTCGGATTCATAAATGGTCACCGTTCTCTGGTAGGTCTCGGTGATGGTCACCTTAAAGGTTCTGCCACCCGGTGTGTTTTCATTTTTTAACGTGCTTTTCATAAACCTGCACCTCCTTCTACCACCTCAAGGGCGGTTGCCCGCCCAAAAGGTGCCCGTGCATCCCGGCTTATTTGTTCCGCCAGGATGCGTTGCCCTCCATGTTCCGCAGAAGGATTTCCCTTGCCGTTGCAAATTCATCCCCGATGAATCCCAGCCTCAGCATCCAGCACCGCATCGCATACTTTTCATTGTCGGTCTGCTGGGGCTTTGGGCTTGCCGTCCTGACCATCTTGGCAAGCTGGCTCATTGCGAGGCAAAGCTGGATATAGGCTTTCATCTCACCGGCGTGCAGTCCGTTGCGCTTTCCGTCCGCTGGGTCTGCGAATTGGAAAAGGCGGAATTCAATGGTCCCTTTTGTAAAGGTGGCATGGAGGTTCAGCATATGGTACCGGCTTGAATTGTAGTGGGCATTCCGGTTTTCCCAGCTGGAACCGTTGCCTTCGTACCAGATGTCTTCCAGCCTGTGCATGGTGGTCGGCTTCTCGCGGTTCAGCCGGTCGAGGAAGCGATGGTTGACCACCTGGCAATATTGTCCGGTGCGCCCTGCATCGATTCGGATGGCTCTGCCGATCTGCTGTTCGTGCGCCGCCATGATATTCACAAGGTTGCGGATGGTCTTTGCGGTGTGGTCGCCTTTGCCGATGTGGATGTGAACCCCGCATCCGCGGCTTGGGCCGCTCTTTGCGCCTGCCTTTCGGAGCAGTCGGATAATCTCCTGCAGGGTTTCGATGTCGTCGTAGGTGAGGATCGGGGTGACCAGTTCGCATTTTTCTGCGTCCGGTCCGTAGATGCTCACATCCCTCTGGAATTTCCAAACCCTGCCCTGTCCATCCTTGCAAGCCCAGCTGTAATATCCGTACTCGCTGGCGGCGTTCCATGCTCTGGTTCCGAAGTACTCAGCGACCTTTCTCGCCGCTTTTTCTCTGGTGATGTTGTTCATCTCGATCTCAACCCCGATGGTCTGGTTCTTCATGGCTTCAATCTGCTCTCTTGTTTTATCGTTCATGGTTTGTTCTCCTTTGTTTTTTCCTTGTTTTCCCTTTCGGTATGTGCATATTACCGTCAGGTGCGGATAATAGCAAGGATATAAAAGAACATATATTCGACAAATATAAGGCAGAATGATCGTGTACATTTCTGCAGTTTATCCGCTTGATAATGTACATTTTCAGAGCTAATATCGGTACAATGGAAGAGGGTCTCGCATATTTTCCGGCCCCCATTGGGGGATTGGGAGCTTACGCTCCCGCCTCCAGCATCTGCGCCGTGTCTGCCCCACAGTCGGGCTGTGTCGGCCGGGTCGGCCGGGTCGTATCCGGTGCGACCGTTTCCCCTGTGGCAGGATCGCCGTTCTGTGCTGCCAGTTTCGCGGCTTTCAGGGCATCCCGTTTTGCCTTTTCCCTTGCAAGGAACTTCTGTGCTTCCTCATCCGTACGGAAAGCCGCATGACCGGAAAGGTTCTCCATGAGGATCTTGCGTGTCTCTTTGAAATCCGGACCGTTCATCCCCAGCCGCAGGAGCCATGTGCGGAGTGCGTATTTCTCATTCTCATCGTTGACATCCTTTGCCTGGATGCGCTTCTGGCTGATAGCCTGCTGGTTCATCAGCACCGCCAGCTGTGCAAAAGCCGTCAGATGTTCGTGGTCCGGTGCAGTCGGGAAGCCGGTAAAGGTGACCTTCTCGGTGGTGATTTTCAGGCCTTCCAGTGCAGCACCATGTTCAGTCTCATAGTCGCTGACCGCATTGATGAAGTTCATGATGGCAAAGGTGCAGCTATCGTCCTTCAGCTTCTCGACCAGCCCCTCTTCCACATGGAAGTGTCCTCCAGTCGCCTTTCCGATGAGCTTGCCGCGGCTGTAAAGAAGGTTGACCAGGTTGCGGAGAGTCACACCGTTGTGCTGGCTGACCGGGAATGCAAGTTCCAAGTCCAGCGGCACCTCTTCCGGCTGATCTTCTGTCTCCTGCGATTCTGCATCCAGCTCATCCTCTATGGTATCATCCTCAGCCGTATTGTCCGGCTCCAATGCATCCTCGGCTCCTGCTTCCGCAGGTTCATCTTCTGCGGTATCTGCATCTTCGGATTCCTGCTCGTCCAGAACCTCCAGCTCTGCTTCGGGCATCTGCTCAGTTTCCGCTTCGGTCACAGGCTCCTCATCCATATCCGCTGTCAGCTCTGTGTCCTCCGGCTGGTCATCCGTGCTCTCAATACTCTCGCCGCCGCGGATCAGTCCCTCATTCAGCAGGGTCGTCAGCAGCTCGGCATCTGCATTCTCCGGCTCGACCAGAAGGTTGCCATTCCGGTCGATGGTGTAGCTCCCGATGTCGTAAGAATACAAAGGTGCTTTGGTATAGTAAGGGTGGATGCCGGTCAGCTCCTCCATGCGTTTTGCGAGGGTCTTTCTCTCGGCTACGTTCAGTTTAAATTTCAACATAATTCATCGCTCCTTTTCGTTCATTTGTTTTTGTGCATCCCGATGTTCTTTTCGGTAGCACATATATCACTCTAAAACGGATGAATAGCAAGGCCATTTCCCGATATTCTTCATGTTCGACCATTTACACAAGGGACCGCAAAATCTGTTGTGTAAATAGGACCAATATGTAAGCCCACCATATCAACAGGTCGCTTTCTACCTAGTAATATAGCGGGCCAGTTTATTCTTCCAGACCTGCACACCACGCGATGCCGGCCAGAACAAAGAATGCGTTGGCTAAGCAAATGCCGTTGCCCCAGATACGGTACTCTGCCGAATCCGTATACGGGTCAGCCAGCCATTTCCGGATCTGCTTCTCCGTCTTCGGCTTCTTGGCATGGGTCACGATCTTACGGTGTGTTTCAAACACATCCGCCCAGAACGCCAGATCTTCCTCGGTTGGGTTTTCCGTTCCGAGATCTCTGCACCACCAGTCAGGAAATCCCTGCAGTCTGGCACACTCGGTCGGTGTCAAACGGCGGACGGTATAGGTCACAGGTGCGGGCTGTGCTTCCGGATTGTCGATGACCAGACGGTCATTGAAGGCATCCTGCCCGTTGAAGCCGCTGGGATGTGCCCCGGTTGCCACGGTTCCCATGACACCCTCGTTCAGATGCGGCACCGGTGCGATAGTGGTTGGGTCTTTGTAGTCCCGTGCCATCAGGGTCGGTGCGACTTCTTTTGCCACCTGCATATAGGAGCCGGTGGTCATGGCATACACATCCTCCGGTGCGCAGACTGCATGGCGGTCAGTGGCATCCAGTGTAAAGCAGACATCCTCATTGACGCCATCCCCCTGCGGACCGTTCTCATCCTTGCGGCCGATCATGTTGCCCTGCAGGACGAAGGTCTGCATCTGGTCACTCCGGGTCGCCATCAAAGCGCCGGATTTGCCATGCAGATCGATCAGCTCATTGCGCTGGTTCACATGGAACGCAGTCATCTCTTCCGGCTGTGCCACAAAGGTCTGCTGCTTCATCCCCGGCTCTGCTGCCAGTGCCGCTGACTTCTCTCCCAGATCCCTGACTTCATCCCTCTGATTCTGGGTAAAGGCGACCGGCTCTACCACACAGATGCCGCCCTGATTGCAGGTCGGGTCACCACCGCTGCGGTCCAGTGTCCGGGAGGTCTCCGCTTCATAGAAACCGCTATGCGGATTGTCGGACATCATGGAGTGGCTGGCTTTGGAGCAGACACCATAGCATTTCGGAACGAACAGTGTCTGGTCGTTATTGCAGCCGAGTGTGGCAGATTTTTCTTCCTGCCAGATGGCTCCCTTGCCGCCACCCTCGCAACCGGAACGGATCTTCAGCGTGACTGCCGGGGAGTTTTCAACTTCTTTCACCGGACTTTCCACTGAATTTTCAACAGCGTCCATGACCATCGGGACATTACCGCCACCTGTACCGCACCGGCTTGTCAGTGTCTGCACCTTACCATCCTCGGAAATCTTCACCCGGCTGTCAGCAGGATGATTTTCCAGTGCGATGGCGGCAGGCACAACACCAGCCCGGAGGGTCGGTGAGCGTTCCTCCTCGTATCCGATGCTTCTGGCATCTGCCGAATGCTCGGTACAGAAACCGGCAGCTTCCAGAACACACGGCTGATGTCCATGCTCCTCTGCCCGGAGGGTACCGGTCACATCCTGGGAAACATCCATCTGCTTACCGCCCTGATCGTTCAGACAGATCCGCCCTCCTGCTCCACTGAAGCCTGCCTCTCCAGTGCCGCTTTCAGCACCGGCGGCAACTCTTTGCCACGCATGGAAGCCCTCCGCAGAATACCGAGACACGCCTTCGGACTCAAATAGTACCTTTGGGGCACTCTGGTCTGCAAAATCTGCGACAAGGTAGATACGTTTTCTTCTTTGGGGAACGCCCCACCATTGTGCATCAAGAACTCGATACGCGACGCTCCATCCGTCTCCCACGTAGTAGTCAGCGTCGGGCCATCCTTTCTTCTCAGGCGCAGGCACCGAGGCGGACGGTTCTTTAACACCGATGACTGCTTCGATGACTGCTTTGAAGTCCTGCCCTTTGTTTGAGGAGAAGGCCCCTGGCACATTCTCCCACACGATAAATCTTGGTTTTTCTCCATTGGTCTTACACCTCATTTCTTTCACGATTCGGATTGCTTCGTAAAACAGACTGGACCGTGAACCATCCAGACCGTCCCGCTTACCAGCAATGGACATATCCTGACAGGGACTGCCAAAGGTGATAATGTCCACGGGCGGCAGGTCTGCACCGCTAATGGCAGACACATCTCCGTAGTGTTTCACCTGCGGCAGACGCTTCGTCGTGACCCGGATGGCAAACGGCTCGATCTCGCTGCTCCACACCGGAGTGATCTGCCCGGTCAAAAGACCGCCCAATGGAAAACCCCCGGAGCCATCAAAGAGGCTGCCGAGGGTCAAAGTCTTATTCTGTTCTGTGCTCATCCGGCGACCTCCTCTCCGAGCATCTGCTCATTTGCTTTCCGGTAAAAATCTCTGGATACTTCAAATCCGTAGCTGTTGCGCCCCAGTTCTCTTGCTGCTCTCAGCGTGGAGCCGCTGCCGGCGCAGGGGTCAATGACCACATCGCCCTCATCTGTAAAGGTCTCGATCAGTCGTTTCAGCACGGAGATCGGTTTCTGGGAAGGATGGATTTTCGGATATTCCCTGCCATCCCGCTTCCAGTCAAACCAGTTGAAGATCATATGGGGCTTTCCGTCCTCACCGAGATTACGGAACTTCGGGAGCTTACCCCGGTACAAAACCAGCGCATACTCCGTTGCGCCCACAATTTTCATGTTGGCTTTTAACACCTGCGGACTGTAGTTCTTGCAGAACACCAGCGGGATATAATTCTTGAAGCCGTATTTCTCTGCTTCGGTGATCACCTTTGGGATCTGCTGGAACGCACAGAACACGATCATGCACGGTGCATCCTTTTCTCCTGTGCCGGGTTCTTTCTTCAGCAGGCGATTGCAGAAGTGGAAATACTCTGCAATGTTGAAGGTGAAGTCGGTATTGAACGCCGCCTTTCTCGCCTTGCTGCTCTCCCCGTTTTTGTTGTCGCCATCCACATACCAGTCCGGCCGGCTGGCATAGAAGTCCGTACCGATGTTGTACGGAATATCTGCGATCACCAGCTGCGCCTTGGGGATGTTATAAGACTTGAAATTCTGGAAGTTGTCATGGATGAGGACGCATTTTACATCAGGCATCGGCATCCTCGCTTTCCGGCTCGAAGGTCGCCACTTCCTCGAACTTCAGCTTCTGACCGTCACGGACAACAAACACATCATCGTAGTGACCATCGCTGTGTTCGATGTACCGCTTCACGATCACATCCACGAACTTCGGGTCCAGCTCGATGCCCCGGCACACACGGTCGGTCTCCTCACAGGCGATCAGGGTCGAGCCGCTGCCCAGGAACGGATCGAGAACGATACCGTTGGTCATGGTGGAGTTGCGGATCGGATAGCTCATCAGGCCGATGGGCTTCATGGTCGGATGGTCCTTGTTGGACTTCGGCCGGTTATACTCCCAGATGGTCGTCTGCTTCCGGTCGGAATACCACTGGTGTTTCCCCTTCTGCTTCCAGCCGTAAAGACACGGCTCGTGCTGCCACTGGTAAGGACTGCGTCCCAGCACCAGCGCATTCTTCTTCCAGATACAGCACCCGGACAGGTAGAACCCGGCATCCTTGAATGCCTTACGGAAATTCAAACCCTCGGTATCGGCATGGAAGATATAGATGGAACCATCATCTGCCAGATGACCGTGCATCTGCTGGAACGCTGCCAGAAGGAACTGGTAAAATTCCGAATCACCCATGTTGTCATTCATGATCTTACCGGCCGTCTCTTCCACATCCACGTTATAAGGGGGATCGGAAAGGATCATATTTGCCTTGGTTCCGTCCATCAGGGTGTCGTAGCATTCTGCTTTGGTGGAATCACCGCACAGAACGATGTGCTTTCCCAGATGCCAGAGGTCACCCTCTTTGGAGAAGCATGGCTGCTTCAGCTCGGATTCCACATCGAAGTCATCTTCCTTGACCTCTTTGCTGTGGACTTTGTTGAACAGCGTCTCAATCTCCGGCGGCTCAAAGCCGGTCTTGCCAAGATCGAAGTTGGAATCTTCGATGTCTTTCAGAAGGTCGGCCAGCAGGGAATCATCCCATGCACCCGTGATCTTGTTGAGCGCAATGTTCAGGGCTTTTTCCCTGGTTTTGTCGATGTCCACCACCGCACAAGGCACTTCGGTATAGCCCAGCTCCATCGCTACGGTCAATCTCTGGTGGCCGCCGATGATTGTCATATCGGCATTGACCACCAAAGGATCTGCGAACCCGAACTCCGTGATGGAGTTCTTGATCTTCTCGTACTCTTTATCCCCCGGCTTCAGCTTCTTCCGGGGATTGTATGCGGCCGGCTTGAGTACGGACACCGGTAGCATCTTCAGTTCAGCAGTCGCTTTCATGTAGGCTCCTCCTAATTCAGATTCACATGCGCATGACCCCGGAGAACGGCACGAAAAAGGAGCCGAACACAAAGCCCGACTCCATCTCCTCGCCATCTTCCTGCGGCTGTTCAGCCATCTCGCACCATTCCGGGTTTTCCCCGTTCACAGATGCCAGCACCTTATCTTCCGCATCGTCAATCGCATGTACACAGATACCCCCGGTGTTGAACATCGGAAACACAACGATAATCTTACTCATCCTCATCCACTCCCTTCATCCCGTATCGATAATCCCAATAACAATTCAGACTGCAGAACTTCCGCTGCCGTTTTCCTTCATCTACGGCATGGAACTCCCTTCCACAGTTTTTACAGACCGCGATCCGGAAAGACTTATGCTGCCTGTAATATTCCTCCCGGCAATCAGGAGAACAGAACCGTCTCCGACCACTGTTCCCTCTCTGCACGAGAATCCGTCCGCACACCGGGCAGCGCCGTTCCCCCGACCCATCCGGCGGCTGTAACTGGCAGCTCCCTGTTTCCGGCAACCCCAGTTCCCGGCAGTAATCCGTGACCTGTTCCAAAGAAAACCCTGTGTCTTCTGCGATCTCTGAACACTCAAACCCGGCAAGCCGCTGGCTTCGGACTTCTTCTCTCTCCGGGCGGTACTCATAGCCCTCAAACACACAGTCCAGCCGGACACCGTTCTTTACCACATCACGTTCTATGTTCAGCGGTTCTTCCATTTGCATCGCCCTCCTTCCAGCGTCCTTTGTTTGCACAGGCACGGCTGCAATATTTCCGTTCCAGACCATACTGGTGCCGGTAGGAAAACTCCCCGCCGCACACCGGGCAGATCTTCGACCGCACGGTCTTCCAGTTCTCCGGCTTTGGATGGGTGTTGTTCCACCGTGACCGGCATTCCGGAGAGCAGAACTTCCGGGGTCTGCCTTTATGATTTGGTACGATTGCCGTACCGCACTGAGGGCAGAAAGAAAAAGCCATGTCCCTGATCATCTCAGCCGTGTAATCTTCCATCTGCCCTCACCTCACTCTCATTTTTCGCCGTTTCTTCGGCGGTTTCTTAGAAAAATCTCATAATTCATACGAAAAGCGGCGAAGTGGAAATCGGCACTGCCCCGCCAGGTTGGATCGTTGTTGCGGCGGCCGATTCCCGCTCGCCCCTGCTCCTCCCGGAACAAGCTAAAATGTGCGAAAGCTCCCTGTTTACGAGAGGTTTCACACACTTTGGTTCATTTCGGGGAAAAAGAATGGCACCGGAACCGAAGCTCCGATGCCTGTACATTTTCCTGTTTCATTTTGCGCCGTTATTCCTCTGACCCCCGGCCTATGAATTTTGCGGTTTTTCACAGAAAAGGGCGCACCGGTCTCCGTGTGACTTCACTGTAGAGAAGTGACCCCGGCCCCGGCGGGGGTGTCAGTAGGTGTAGGTCGGGTTGATGTCCTCTGTCAGCGTCTTCTTATCGTGGCAGCTCTTACAGAGTGGCTGCCAGTTGTTCTGGTCCCAGAAAAGTTTCTGGTCACCACGGTGCGGAATGATGTGATCCACCACCGTTGCCCGGACATACTTGCCCTGCTTGGCACACTGCACACAGAGCGGATGTGCTTCGAGATACGACTTTCTGGCTTTCTGCCACCGCCTGTTGTATCCACGCTTCGCCGCCGGGCGAATGACCTCTGGGTGGAGAGGCAGGTGCTTCTCACAGTAAAGCCGGCCGGGTTCCACCAGCTCCGGGCAGCCGGGATGACGGCACGGTGTCTTTGGTCTGTACGGCATGGGTCAGTCCTCCCACGGAAGACCAGCCTTACCAAAGTGACCGTAAGCACTGACCTTGTTGTAATCTACATCCAGCAGTCCCAGCCGCTTGATGATACCCTGCGGGGTCAGGTCATAGCTGTCATGGACGTAGGCTTCGATGAAGTCAAGGGACTGATGCTCCGTACCGAAGCACTCCACCGACACACCGACCGGCTGCACCACGCCGATGGCGTAAGCCAGCTGGACTTCGCACTTGTCAGCGTAGCCCGCCTGCACAATGTCCTTGGCAATCTTCCTCGCCATGTATGCTGCAGAGCGGTCCACCTTGGTGGGGTCTTTACCGCTCAGAGCACCGCCACCCATGCGACCAATGCCGCCGTAGGTATCGCACGCCAGCTTCCGACCAGTCACACCACAGTCAGCGTAACTGCCACCCAGCACAAAACGACCGGTCGGATTGACCAGCTTCGTGAAATCACCGTCCAGTCCATACTCGCAGGCGGCAAGCACCATCATGGATTCGATGATGTGCCGGAAGTCGCTGACCTCCACATCCGGGCTGTGCTGCACGGAGCAGAGGAAGGTGGTGATACGACCGGTGTCGTAATCGTAGCTGACCTGCGCCTTGGCATCTGCCCGGAACATCTTAGACGGATGGTCCTTCAACAGCTGCAGGAACTTGGTGGCGACCATGTACGGGATCGGCATCTGCTCTGCCGTCTCGTTGGTGGCGTAGCCATACATAATTCCCTGATCACCGGCACCGCCCTTGTCCACACCAAGCGCAATATCCGGCGACTGCTTGTCCACCAGAATGCCGATGCGAAGAAGCTCGGTCAGATTCCACCCCAACTTTTCGGTACCGATGCGGTTGAACACATCGTGAACGATCTGCTGATAGTTTGGCCGATAATCGGTGGTGACTTCGCCGGCAATAAAGAGCTGGCTCTTTTTCAGCAGACACTCGATCGCCACACGGGCGTTCCTGTCATGCTGGAGAATGTCGGTCACGATGGCATCTGCGATCTGGTCACAGATCTTATCTGGATGGCCATTGCTGACCTGTTCACAGGTGATGATCTTACTCATTGGTTTCGTCCTCCAATCCAAGCTGTACCTTTACAGCTCTTTCTATTTCACTTACCTGCACTTCATCCGTGCAGCTGCACAGTTTCCTGTGTAATCTCCACTTCGGAATTGCAGTGATCTGCTCTGCCAGAACAACAGAATCCTCGTCCAGCAGATCATGAATAATGCAGTGCGTCGGCAGTTCAATTCTCTTCATCTGACTAGTCAGCGGGATCACAGTGACCACATCAGAATTCTTATTTGCCATATCATTGCTGATGACCAGCACCGGACGACTGCCCTCCTGCACTGAGGTTCCAGTGTTCTCTCTCAAATGTGCGTACCAGATGTCCATCCGCTTTGGCGGCTGAATTCTGGTGACATCAGGAAGCGACTTCTTACGTATTTTTACAGGTCGGTTCTTTCTGCCCATCTTATCCTCCCCCTTCCGGGCATAAAAATAGCCCTGGGGGAATCAATCCTCCAAGGCTTCTGCTCTCCCGGATTTCCTCCGGGCCTATTTTCATGGTACTAGCATAGCACACTTTGTCCGCCATGTCGTCCACGATTTTACTCATCACAAAAAATCCACAAAACGGCAAAAAAAATCGAGGCCCCTTTCGGAGCCCCGTGAATCAATCCTTGCCATAGAGCCGTGTGACCAACTTGTCCAGCGCACGGTTCTTTTTGTTATAAGCTGAGGAACGTTCAATACCGAAGTGGTCGCAGATCAGATTCACATCGCTGCTTTCCGTCTGATAGAAGCATTCCAGAACATACTTGTCATCTTCCGTCAGACCATCCCACGCTGGCTGAAACCAGTCCATGTACTCGACCGCCTGCCGATACCGTTCTTTCAGAATATCAATTTTCTCGATGCCATCCAGAATCCTCTCCTCTCCCGCCTGCGGATTGTGGGCGTGTGGCATGCCATCCATGTTCGGGCTTCCCACACCCACCATTCTGTCACTCTCAACCGTAATCTCATCTTTTGTATTGCGGATAATGAACTGCATATTATCGTAATCACCGATAGCCTTAATTGCTGCCGCTCTCTTATCCAGGTACTTCCACATAATGCTCATCTTGCATACCTCCGAATTTTTATTCCACTCGGATTGGCATGTTTTGTCTTTGTTTGTCATCGTTTCCCGTTTTATGCTGCTTCAACTTCTTTTCTGATACGGGCCATCAGATACTCACCGTCAACATCCGTCAACACTCCAAACCATGCCGATCGGAAAAAGTTCTCCAAACGGTCCACTGTGTGTTTTGTCTCTTGACCGTCGGGATGCCGCATCTGTCTGCGGAGTGCGACCCGGTAGTCCTCTGCTGCCGAAATAATAATCGCATTAGCCAGATTCTCATACGGTTCAAATTCACTTGCCATCTTTTTATCCTCCTAAGTTAGCTTTTACTGCATCGATCAGCTCCTCCTGTGTCGCATCCTTACCTTTGAGCACCCGGAGAATCCTCTCATCTATAGTGCCAGATGTGATGATATGATTTATAACCACCGTCTGAGAATTTTGTCCCTGCCGCCACAATCTTCCGTTGGTCTGCTGGTAAAGTTCCAGCGACCATGTGATTCCAAACCAGATGATACAGTTGCCGCCGCTCTGAAGATTCAGCCCATGACCGGCAGAAGCCAGGTGGATCAGACCGACCGGAAGCTGACCGGCATTCCACCGCTTAATGCTCTCGCCGCTGTCGATCTTGTCATACTCGATCTTCTTCTCATCCAGTCTTTTCCTGATCCGTTCCAGATCATGCTGGTACCAGTACGCTACCAGAACCGGTTTTCCATTGGCGGCCTCAATCAGGTCTTCCAGGGCATCCAGCTTTTTATCATGGAACTGCATCACCTTTTTGTCATCGGTGTAGATTGCACCATTCGCCAGCTGGGATAGTTTTCCGCAGAGAGCAGCTGCATTTGCTGCTGTGATCTCGTTTTCTTCCCCCATGTTCAGCACCAATTCTTTTTTCAGCTCATCATATTTTTTCTTTTCCTTTTCATCCATCGTGACCATACACTCGGTCACGACCTTTTCCGGCATCTGTAAGTAATCCGTAGACTTCATGGAAATGGTCATGTCAGAAATCTTTTTATAGATTTCCTCCTCAGCAAACGGGAGCGGCTTGTAGGAGTAGACCACTGCTCCGTTCATCTTGTCCGGCTTGAAGTAATCAGCCCGGTACCTCGTAATGAACCTTCCCAGCCGCTTTCCCTTATCCAGCAGCTTATACTCAGCAAAGAGATCCATTAAGCCGTTGGATGCAGGTGTGCCTGTCAGACCTACCGTTCTTTTTATCTTCGGTCTTAATTTCATCAACCCCTTGAACCTCTTACTGTCTGAATTCTTAAAAGAACTCAGCTCATCCACCACGAGCATGTCAAAATCCAGAACGGCTCCGCTTTTTTCTACCAGCCATGCCACATTCTCACGATTTATCACATACACATCCGCGCTTCGCATAAGTGCGACCTTTCTCTCCTGTTCACTACCTACCACCACGCTTACCCTCAAATCCGACAAATGCTCCCATTTTCCGACTTCCGCGATCCACTGATCTCTCGCCACTCTAAGCGGTGCCACCACCAGCACCTTTCTCACCAGAAAGAAGTCATAGACCAGATCAAAGATTGCAGTCAGTGCGATCGCTGTTTTGCCCAGTCCCATATCCAACAATACAGCTGCCTCTTCATGGGTCTCTATGAAATCCACACAGTACCTCTGGTACTCGTGCATATTCTCCCTCTTTAACTTTTCCAATCTTCTATCTCCCTCATTAATTCCTGAATTCCCTGTTCGCTGTCCACGACCCGGACATGAAACCCCAATTCCCTTATTTTTCGCATCTGTACCTCCTGCAGCTTCCTTGGCTTCTCGCCCTCTTTCTTCAGTTCCACGAAAATTACTAGACCACCGGGAAGTAAAAGCAGCCGATCTGGCACACCAGATACGGAAGACAAAAACTTAAAGCACCTGCCACCCCTCTTTTCTACCTCGCTCCTTAATTTCTGCTCTACGTCTCTCTCCCTCATATTCTTAATCTCCTCTATACCCCAAAACCCGCCCTGCGCGGCACCGCGCCATCCTTCTTGTTTCGTTTTTCCTTATCTGTTGTCTTTTTTCGGCTTCTGTTCCCCTTTGCCATTTTCCCGTTTTTCCTTGTATTTACGCTATTTTTTAGGGTTGATATAAAGTAAAAAGGAACAGGTTCACAACAAGCACGCTTTTTTCTCTATATAGCTATTTCCCCTATATGCGTATTACACACTCTTCTGTTTTTTCTTTTTACCAAAAGACTCTATATAGAAAAAGTTGGTCTTGTCCCATATAGTTGACACCTTTTGAACTTAGCTACCGCCCACCCCGCCCTCTCCGCTATACGTTTTTCTTTTGCGTTTTGCTTGTTCTCCTGTTCCCTTGTTACCTGTTTTCTTTTACCGCTTTCCTGTCACTTGTTCCCTGTTCCCTTGATTTTTCTTACTTTTCCTGTTCCTCTGTTCTGACGTACACTCTCTGCTTTCCGTAGATTCCCTTTTTCCTACAGTCTTTCGATCTCTCCCAGCCCGGAATCTGCGTCATGAGCGCGGCGATAGAATAAGAATCCGCAGGTTTCATATCAGACGGCGAGCGTCCGAAGCACTCGCTCCAGATCTCCACATTGCTGACATACTCCCTCTTCACCGTTCCCTTTTCTACCGTCGGCCCATCCTTCTCGTTGATATAGCTTCTTCTCGCATAGAGGTCCATCTTCTCCCAGCGTTCCGGCAGAAGCATATTCAGGTAATCTTCGACAATTCCCTGACGCTCATCCAGCTCCATCGCCTTCTTCTGTTCCATTTCTGCACTCTCCAGCAGCTCACCCTCTAAATACAATTTCTCCCCTTCTTCATAGTACTTCTTGGCTTCCGCCCAGATCTGGTCTTTCTCCTCCTGTGTAAAGTGCCACTTACGCTTCTGCTCTGTCTGCTTCAGCTTAACGACCCAGAAGCGGCGGTTGCCGGTGATATCACGCAGGTATCCCCTCTCACCGTTGACACTGGCAATCACTACGCACTGCCGCGGGTGGGATTCCACGGTGCGTCCGTAAGAAGGACGATACTTATCATCGGTGGTCGTAATGAAGGCCTTCACCTTTTCGATGTCCGCCTTCTTCATACCGGCGAGCTCCGGAATCTCAACGATCCAGAATCCCTGCAGTTTCTCTGCGGCAGCCTTATCGTTCATGTCCGTCAGACTCAGGTTGTCGGCATAGTATTCCTCTCCACACAGATCCTTTAAGAACGTACTTTTTCCTATACCCTGCTTACCATCTAATACCGGAACAGAGTCAAACTTCGTGCCGGGATGGTAGATACGGGTGACTGCTGCCACCAGCATCTTCCGGGTCACCGCACGGACATACAGAGTATCGTCCGCATCAAAATAATCAATCAACAGGGTATCCACCCGTTCCTTACCGTCCCAAGACGGCAGGCCGTCCAAATAATCCCTGACTGGGTGGAAACTGCGGTCGTCCGCCACTTTCAGAAAGCTCACATCGTGATTGCGGGTAGAGAATGAGGTATAGCGGGTATCAAGGATGGCTTTCAGCTGTGCGGTATCTGCATCGCGCCAGAACTTGTTATCGTCCGGGCGGTTCCACGGAACTTCTCCTGTGATCTGGATGCGGTTTGCCATCTCGTTAAACGCAAAATTCTGGAAGTCCGGGTCATTATTAAGGATCAGCACCTCGTTAAAGACACTGTTCTCCAGTACCTTGCTTCTGGGCATATACCTTAACTTCTCTCTCCAGTCCTCACCGTCATCGAAGTCCATATCGGCTTCCGCTTTCTTCTCCTCTGCCGCCAGCACCCTGACCTTATCCAGACTCATCGCAAAATCACACATTGCCTGGAAGCTCTTTTTCTCATCTTCATCCCCAAACTTGTGTACCCGCACAAGGTCAAAGGAATTCAGAGAACGGCCACAGGCGGGGTCAGATGCATGGAAGGAGTGCGCGAACTTCTCTTCAAAAATCTGCACGCCGGCAGAGGAATCCGCCGGGATATAGGAATAGCGGCCAGGAATGTTGGCAGACGGCTCATAGACATTGGAAAGGAAGGTGTCGATGGCTTCACGGATCGGATAGGCGCGGCAGAACAGTCCAACCACGCCGCCTTTTGCCTCCGGGTCCTCCATCTTCTTGCCGCTGTTTTCCTTTACCTCGCTCTCTCTACTGCTGGTCGGAAGCAGAGAACAGTCCTGCCAGTTAGGGTGCAAAGAAAGAAAAACATCCGGGTCAAGCCATTCGCCCTCCACCTTTTCACAGACATACTCTCCATTCGATGGCGTAGTCGGCCAGTACATCAGCTGATGCGGGCGATACGAGCATTCATCAAACTGGTCGATGCCCCATTCGGCTGCGAAGTACCGGGCAATGGCCTGGTATTCATCCGGGGTCACATCACGGGTCAGCGGGATGATGATGCGGAAACGAGGTGCTTCCGGGGTGTGTCCGTGGGTGGTATAGAGGACAGAGGTATACGAGGCCAGCATCTCATAGCTTTCGATGAAGCCTTTTTCACCCTTATCCACATCCATCGTCAGCATAGAACGACTGACCACATTTTCTCTCTTTCTTCTGCCGCCCTTCAGCTGACCACCGACAAAGCCGCCCTTATCCTTGGCAGCTTCACGCTCGGCGCGCTTCATCTTCTGGTATTCCTCGACTGTCTCCGTGGTTCTTATCGTATTTTCCAGCCGGCCGCACAGCTCCCCAAAGGTGATCGTCTTATTCGACCATTTCTTCGCCATGCAGCTGTTGCCGTAGGCAATATTCAAGTCTCTCATCGCTTTCCTCCTACACTTCTTGCTTCTCTTTCCATTTCCTTACTCACGCTCCATAACCGGCAAAATCCCGTCTGCCTTCAGAAGTTCATAAATAAACAGCCGGCCTTTCTGCGTCCAGAGCGTATGCATGGCTGTATGGTTATCCTCGTCATAGAGGTAAGTCTTGCTCTGGGTGTAGCCCTGCTCGGCATACTTCTGATACAAAAACCATGTCCTGCCCTGCTTAAACTGGATCTTCTTTTCCTTCAGGATCTTATTGAGCTTTTTCGCCGACATCCCGAAGTCCTTTGCGATCTGGGTAATGGTTACAAGATCCGGGCAGGCAAGGACAATATCGTAATAGGAAACTTTCGGCTGCATCTCGGCGATCTGCTGTGCCTTGACTGCATTCTCCAGTTCCAGACGTTTCTTCTCTTCGCGCTCCTTCTTCAGCTCTGTCAGCGCCTTAATCAGCAAATCCGGATTTTTCAACACATCATCAATGGCATACAGACCATGCTTGCGGATGGACGGCAGTACGTCATGCGTGACCCAACGCTTGAATTCCTTTGCCTGCGGTTTACGGCTCGTGAGGATCAGAGAATAAAGCCCGGCTTCGTTCACTACCACCATCTGCTGATTTCCACCAAGGGTCTCAATACTACTTAGACCCTTTTCGTCATCATCCAAACGCCCCACTGCCATTGTGGGGTTGATGATATCCAGCACCCGACACACATCCGCTGCAACAAACCATACGGCTTCGTCCTTATAATCCGTCCTAACCTGCTGACCCTGATAATCAAAAACTTCTAACATAATAAAATGACCTCCGAAAATCTATAGAGTAAGGGAGTGCTCCCCTCTACCACGCCAGATTTTCGGAGGTCTTTTATAACCTGTTTCTCTTAATTTTTTTCAGTTTTTCTTGTTCCTTTTTCTCTTGTCCCTTAATCCTTCATATAAAAATCCGAAGTAAAGCCATCTGCCCGCAAAACCAGCCCCGGTGTCCACGGCGGGGTTCGTCCCATCTGCTCACAGATTGCTTCCAGGCTGACCCGTGGGTCTGCTTCGATGATCAGCTCGTCATGCACATGCATCACAATGGAACAGCAGCGGAGTGTGCGCATGGCATAGCAGAGGATATCACGGCTGATTGCCTGGATCACGTTCTCGGTCAGCTTGCCGCCAAAGCTCTCCAGCCTCTCCCACTTCTTTGTACCGCCAACACCCTCGTAGGTAATGGAAGTTCCGCCGAACTGGTTTTCTCCCAGTCTCGGTTTCACATACGCCAACTTTCTGCCAGAGGGAAGATAAATAAAGAGAAAACCAGACTGGTAAGTGAACCGCAGGCACTTCACCTGCTGTGGCTCTTTGGTCTTGATGACATGGATGGCTGCTCGTTCGATCTCGCCCCAGAGCCGGACGATGTTCGGATTCGCTGACCGCCAGGAATCCACCAGCGGTTTCAGTTCTTCCTCTTTCATGCCAAGTTCCAAAGCGCCCATCGCTTTCAATGCGCCAACGGAGCCGCCGTAACCACAGCTGAGTTCCGCCTGTTTTCCTTTCTGCCGCAGTTCACCATTCTCACCATGCTTTACGACCGGCACTCCGAACATACGGGAGGCCGTTGCACAGTAGATATCGCCGCCAGAGGCAAAAACCTCCATGCGCCATTCTTCCCCTGCGATCCAGGAAAGGACTCTGGCTTCGATGGCGGAAAAGTCTGCCACATAGAACCTTGCGCCCTCTCTGGGGATGAATGCAGTACGGATGAGCTGGGACAATGTATCCGGCACATCCCCATACAGCATCTTCACCGCTTCCAGATTTCCCTGCCGTACCAGTGCTCTCGCCTCTGCCAGATCCGGCAGATGGTTCTGAGGAAGGTTCTGCATCTGAATGAGGCGGCCTGAAAACCTGCCGGTGCGGTTTGCTCCGTAGAACATGAACATTCCTCTTGCCCGGCCGTCCGAGCAGGCAGCATTCTTCATGGCCTGATACTTTTTCACACTGCTTTTTGCCAGCTGCTGACGCAGACGCAGCACTTCCCGGATCTCCTCCGGTACTTCTTCCATAAGAGCCTTGACCTGCTTCTTACCCAGACTGTCTGTCTCCACTCCGTTATCAGCAAGCCACCCGGACAACTGGGATACGGAATTCGGGTTCTCAAGTGCAGTCAGCTCCTGCATCTTTGTTTTCAATTCTTCCTTGATCTCGGTGTCCATTGCAATGGCGTTCTGTACCAGCACGCCATCAATCCTTACGCCACGGTCGTTGATTTCCTGATCGATAGCATATTCCTCCCATACGGAATCTGGCACCGGGAAACGCTCCAGCTTCTGCTGGATCTGCATCTCGACCTCAACATCCCGCACATTATATTTTTTGAAGACATCCCACTTATCCGGTGCATCGGAGGGAAGATTCCTTGTCCGCCCACCATTGGTCTTTGTCGGTGCACAGGGTACGCAAAAATAACGGATCAGGTCTTTGCCTTCTCCCATCTTCTGCTTATCCAGCCCCAACACTGCACCGACTCCGGCCAGAGACAGTGGCAGTCCCATATAGGCAGACCAGACCATCGTACACTTCCACTCCTCCGGGTTCAGATACTCCCCGGTCGGATACCCCAGATACCGGGACAGGCAGACACGCTCGAATGAGGCATTGTGTGCCAGCTTCGTCACGCTCTCATCCTCCAGTGCGGCCAATATCTCTTTTGGCAGCTTCTCTCCACACGCCAGATCCACGACCTTGACCTCACCGCCGTCACTGGAATAGCCAAACAGCAGGATCTCAAAATCCGGGGATTCCGTGTATTTATAGACGCCGCACTTGGCAAGGTCAGCAGAGGAATACGTTTCTATATCAATGTGTAATTCCTTCATGGCTACCTCCTTACCCAGTCCGTCTGTGCATCATCCGGCTGATGCTCTTTCGCTGGTCTGTATACTGTTTTTTCGGTGTCTGCTTGATCTGCTTCTTTTTCTTCTGGTCCTTCTTCTGCTTCTTTTTATACATACAGTTCTCTCCTTTGCATGATCTGCCAGCCGATGCCTTCCAGCGCAGTCGCACGGTCATAGGACTCCACATCCTGCGAAGCACGGGTGACCGCATTGGTCAGCCCGTAAAGGGAAAGGTCACCGCCTTCCACCAGATACTTGAAGATACCGTTCTGCTCATCCTGCGTGATACCAAACTCCCTGCCGGTCAGTTCCACGACTTCCTGCACATTGCCCTTGATCGGGATACCGGCCGCTTCTTTCAGCTTATCGACTACCTGCGCAAAGCGGCTCTCCTCGATGGCTGCCATTGTGGTGTCGCGTAATTTCAGCATAAAGGCCTTGTCCTCTGCTTTCAAAGTTTCGTCCGAGTACAGTGTGAAGTCCTCTGCCATCTTCGCCTGCCGGCCGACATGGTTCCTGCGCTCCCCGAAATCGTCAATAATAAGTCCATTGGTGCAGACCAAACGGTACACCAGCGGCTGTACGGACACTGCGCCAAGGCCGACTTCGGAATTGGAGATTATGACACCAGCCTGTACGATATCGCCTTTCCGGACTTCCATCTCCAGCCGCTTATTCAGAATCTTCAGATAGAGTCTGTTCTCCGTCACCTCACAGCTCTCTACGCTGTATCCGTCATTACCTGCAAACAGCGGCAGCACCGCAGAGGCGATCTCCATGTTGTCGATCCTTCTGTATCTTTCCGAGAGAAGTGCTCTCGCCACAGGGCCGGCGCCATAATCCATCGACCGGATCATGTAATTGCTCTGTCTGGTATCCAGCCAGACGTTCACATTCTCTGCCAGCAGTTCCGGCTTTTCTTTCTGCATCAGGTCATAATACTTTGCCGGGATCGCCAGCGTGGATGCCAGCTGACGATGGAACAGCTGTGTGGTTGCAAAAGGAGCCTGCTCCCCCATCTGGAAAGTCCGTCCATCCTTTTCCAGCCTCATGCTCTGCGCCGGAGCAATATAGTCTTTCTTTGCCTGGTTCTGCCGCTGAAGCTCCATCAGCACTTCCTGCAAACTTCTTCCTACCTTCATCTTATTTCTCCCTTCCGATCATCTTTACAATAAGGTTCAGTGTTTCCCGGATCGCTTTCCGGTCCATCCGGGGCTTTTCAATCAGCCTGAGAACCTCCTCGGTCTCATCCCGAATATTCAGAAGTACCTGCTTGTAGTGATCCGCGATCTCGTCATCCGTGATCTCCTCTGCATCGCTCTCCACACCTTCCAGATACTCCTCCAGATACTGCCGGATGTCGGTTCCCATATAGTCCTCGACCGCATCCATCACATCAAACACATTAAACGGGGTGAGCAGCTCACCACCTTTGATTTCCAATACATGTGGCATAATTTTCCCTCCAGAATTTATGTAATTCTGCCGTGTCCCGACAGAAAAAAGTTAAAAAAAGAGGGGCAGCGGACCACCCCTCCCATCATCAGCTGAGGAAATCGTCGTCCTCTTCCGTTGCAAAGTCCTCCTCTGCGCTTGCCTTACCGCCCAGATGCTCACCATCGGCGATCTTCTGCAGGTTGTTCAGCGAACACGCGATGCCCTTGCTGCCAGAGCTGTTGAATGCATAGAACGAGATGGATGCACGGCCATACACACCGGAGTACACCTCGGAACGCTGCAGGATCGGCTGGCGGTCGGCATCCACGATGCCAGGAGCAGTCGTATTGTTGGCGTTCAGGAAGTAATGCCCTGCGTAGGACTCATCATCCGGCTTCTCCACGTCGCCATCACGCAGCGGTGTCTTCAGAGCAGCCAGCGGAGGTACGCTCTTGCCATTGCCCTTCAGCTTTGCCTCGCCTTCCTTGTAGGCGGCTTCGATTGCCTTCTTGATCTTCTCGACCGTCACCGTATCCTCTTTCGGGATCAGCAGACACACGGAGTATTTCGCCGTGCCGCCGTTGATGCTCTTCGGCTCCCACACATTTGCATAGCTCCAACGGGTCTTCGGACCAGTGATCACCTTCATCGGATTTGTCATTTTGTTTGCCATGATTAATTTTCCTCCTTGAAATCATCGTTTATCGTATTCATCTCAGGACGCTTATCATCCCTTGACACTAAGACAGGTTTGCCCTGGGGTTTTATAACCATTGCCCCCAGAATTTCTTCAAATTTCTTTTTGCCCATCATCTTCTGCATCTCGGTCACGCCCAGCACCCGTTTCTCATACGGATCGTACCCGGCGGCGGCTGCTGCTTCTGCGACAGACTTCTCGCTGGTGTACTTGCGAATGGATCGGCCTTCCACCAGCTTATAGCCGTCCCACTTCTTACCAGCAACTGCTTCCTGCAGGGCATACTCTTTCACATCGTTTGCCCAGCGAAGGAGACTGTCCACCTTTTCCAGAATCTCCACGATCTCCTCATCCGAAAGCAGAGGCGGCGCGGCAAACTCATAGGCAGCCAGTTCCAGATTCTTCTTTGCCCGTTCCCGGCAGATATGGCGTGCTTTACAGAAGCGGCACCAGTGGCCGGCATGGAACTCGCCATTGCCCTCGTCCGCTTCCAGTGCAGCCGGTTTCAGCACATGCTCTGCCCAGTCATACAATTCATTACGGGAAATGGAATCCACCGAGATGTTTGCCTTCCGGGGCTGGTAGATGGTCATCTGTACGGTATCGATGTCGTACAGCGGGTCGAAGATTTCCAGTGCGCCCAACGCATAAATGCGCATCTGGGTATTCCCGATCGCAGAGACTTCCACTCCAAGTCCATACTTAAAATCAACCACATTCAGGACACCATCTGCGATGATGATGCAGTCTGCTGTGCCGAAGCCGCCTTTGACAAAGCGTTCGTACTGGATCTTCTGCTCCACCAGCACAACCACATCCTTTGTCCGCTGCCTTGCTTCCTCCACCAGTTCCATGACATAATCCCGGTATCCGTCTGCACACTCCTGCATTTCCGGATTATAATAAGTAAGGTTCTCCACCGGGCAGGCCATCTTCTGCCCCAGAGCCTTCTTCAGTTCATACTCGCACACCTCATGGGCATCAGTGCCCTCCTGTGCAAAGCTGGTCGATACATCCGGCATATCGGCACAGAGCTTTGCACTCGGTGTACAGTTTATCCAGCGTTCCGAGCTGGATGGTCCTTTTTCAGAATGCGCACTCACAGATTCTCTGCCTCCTCCATCAACACGGCGTAGTCCTCCGGCTTGATCTCGGAAAGGCGGTTTGCTCCGTGCTTGACCAGAAGCTCACGCACCTCTGCGGTCTTGCCGCCGGAAGAAAGGCTGGAGAGTTTCTTGCGGACATCCGCCATCGTGTACTTCTTCTCCGGTTTCTTTTCCTGCTTCGGCGGCTCTTTCTTCTCCTCAACCTCGAAAGGCACATCCACCTTTTCTTCCTTCTCGCTCTCCGCCGGGGCTTCCTCACCCGCCAGCTTCTTCAGATCCTCCGCCAGAACGGAATAATCCGCAGCCAGCTTCAAAAGCAGTTCCTTACTCATCATCCTCATCCTCCTCTTCGTCATCTTCCAGCAGGTCAAAAGCAGTACGGATGACACGGTCCACCGTACACTTTGGAATGCCCGGTTCCTGTTCGCACACCGCATCGATCAGAATCTTCAGATCCTTCTCGCGCTCTGCTTCCTGGTCTTCGCAAAGGCCAAACGCCTCAGCGAACTTATCGATTGCATCCATGGCACACACCACATCATTGATGGCCGCACTCATGAGATCCATTGCCTGCATCTTCACTTCGTACTCGTTCTTACACATATTGTTTATCTCCTTTATTTGTTTTCCGGGGCTTTGCCGCCCCTTTCACATAGCCAGATTTTCAGGTGCTTTTATAACCATCGGCATCAGACTTTTTTCATCGTGACCCGGATATTTTTCTTCCGGGCATATTCCAGCTCCTGCTTCATTCCATCCGAAAGCTCCGTACCGATCACCCACATCTCATCTGCCTCGTCCAGCCACAGGCTGCCGTAGGCCATACCGAGAAAGCGCTCGAACAGCTGATCGTCATTGAGCATCTGGGTAAAATAGAGATGCGGTGCAAGCGGCAGATACCCGGCATCGATTGCAAGCCTGCAGGCTGTCTGTGCCTTTTCTACATTCCGCTTTCGCTCTGCCTCCGGGTCCTGCCCAGTCGGCCGATACGGTGAACAGATATATACTTTTTTCATTTGTGTGCACTCCTTTCCGGGGGCTTATCGCCCCCTTGCACTTAGTCAGGTTTGAGGGGTGGAATTATAACCCCATACCCTTACGAAGATTTTTGAGTGCCGCATCCAGATGCTTGTGGACCATCGGCTGGGAACAGTTCATCTTCTTTGCCATCTCCTCCTGTGTCTGATCCGGATCTTCATAGAAGGCATGCCGGATCACTTCTCTCTGCTTATCTGTCAGCTTCTTTTTTGCTTCTTCCAGCTTCCTGCACAGCTCCTCTTCCCGTTCTTCCGCCTCCTGCACATCCGTGAAATCTGGTGTGACTGCTTTGTTTTCCCAGTCCGTACCATCGTTGCTCAGGCTGAAATCGCTGTGGCTCTGTTCGCGGCTGTCACTGTTATGATCCAGCCGGTGTGTACCAACAACATCCAGCGGCATCGCCCACGGGCCATTCATGTACTCCGTTTCCGGCACAATCATGATGAGGTGCTTCTGTCCGTCGCGGTCCATCTTGACTCTGTGCTTGCATCCGGCCGTAACATTCAGGCCGCCCTCATCTGCATACACACACGGGTATTCGATCTCCGTGCAGCGATCCACTGCATAAACAGTGGCATGTCCACTGCGGCTGTAAATAAACAGGCCGCTCTTATAAATAATGAAGTGTGCGCCGGCCACATCGCCATCAAACACGATCTCCTCATTGGAGTTACGCAGTTCTTTGGCAGTCGGGAGCTTTGCCAGTTCCTTTGTGCTGCCGACCAGTTTCTTCAGTTCCTTAAAAGTTGTCTTATTATTGATTGTCATAATGGAATCTCCTTTTTCGCTGAAGCGCGGCGAAGGAGATTCCAAGAAAAACCGGACTGGGTAGAGACTTTACCCAATCCGTCCACGGAGCCTGTCTGATTGATGGCATGGCGAATTAAGGGTGGTCTCCACGGAGATGCTCGGATGGCTTGTCCATCTTTGCATCTTCCGTATGAAAATCATCCTTCGCCATTTGCGCTTTAAATTTCAGGCTCAGTTTATTTTGTTTTTCGTCCAGCTTCCTTTGGGATGGCTGGCTTGCCACCCACGGGCTTTCGCTGACTACCCTCTGCTATGTACTTCTCCACTAAGGAGCTCTTGTTCTCTGCATCTGTGGCTCCTCCTTTCTAACCAGCCAGATTTTCGGGGTTGTTTTATAACCATCTGGGAAAAAGTTTTTTGTTTTACATATCTCCGGTTCTCGATGGCTCTGGTTTTTTATGGTAGGATATGATATGATAATTTTAGAAGTGTTTGTATTGGTTTGTATGTGTTACACACCAATTTGCTTAGTGCTTTGGATCACTTCTTTTCTCCTTACAAGAATAATCTTGGTGTTCCTCTTGCTACGCTGCAAGTGTTAGCAGAGTTAGCCGAGTTAGCCATTATGAAAATTGAGGACAATCATGGAAAAACAATGTTCACCTTATCTCTGCGGTGGTGTGTTTTTCTTATTGCTGACAGAGGCAAAAGAAAAACCCGCTTCTCGCAGACAACTGCAAAGCGGGTTAAAAGACCGTGTTTCAAATAAAAATATACTTGAAGCTCTTATTCAACTTATCGTACCGTCCTTCCATCAGCCTTCCGTCGGAAAGACTTTTAGTGGCGATACATCAGACTATCGGGCGTGTAAGGTTTCACATGGATTAAATCTCCCTTTTGATGACACCACAGAAATTGATGGATTTGACAATCGGGTCAAATCACAATATCAAAGCGTGGTACGCCAAATGGACACATTCGTTGACAATTTTCTGCATACTGAGTCCGATGAGAGGATGCGTTGGCTTATCCAGGCAATTCTCACTCTGCTTTCGGAAGATCACTCTGTCACTGATGGCACTCTTTTTTATCTTTCTGAATCTCCGATTTCTAAGAAAGAGCTTCTGGCCCTCGACCAATACTGCCTTTCTTCGCTTCTTCTTGCTGTATGGCACTATATTGTTGTGAATCGTCCAGATAATGAAAAGGGACGTGCAACTTTTGAACAGTTTCACGAACGTGCAGATGAAGTAGGTGCCCGTTGGAAATTTATCAGTCCAATCGGAAAAACCTATCCGCGACAGATCACATTTGATCTGTTCTCTGTTAAATCAGAAAAAATGCATGAAGAAAACAGCGGCAATTCTGCGAAGGATACTGACTATAGCGAACCGACTGTTGAAGTCTATGAGGCTCCTGTTACAAATCCGTTGACTGGTGAGCGTATCCTTGCACAGTTCCATGTTGAAGCAAAAGACGGCGGTATTGCAGCTGGTATCGTGTATGGCGGCATCAATATTGGAGATCGGAGGAAGAAAAACGATGAGTGACAATGAAATTGCAAAGCAATCACAGAGTTTGCCATCCATCAATATCCATGCTGAGCATGAAGGTGTTGCCATAGGATATACAGATTCTGTAAACACAACCTTAAATGTGGTTCTGGTCGATGGAAAAAAGAGCCCACTCAGTAAAGACTACTATGCTTTATTGATGGGATATGACCCCTTTGAGAAAGACTATGTGCTGGTTTCAAAAGACCGCGCACTTACAGAATACATACAAAATGATGTCAAAACGAAGTTTAGTGATTTGACCCCAGAGGCGATTACCGCTATCAAGGAAATTCCAGCTGTCATAAGCTGTGAAGCGGATGGCACCAAATCACAGCAGGCTGTGTTCGCATTCATCAAAGATATTCGGATTCAGGAAAACGGAATCAAAGTCTACTTTCAGAAATATTTTCCGTTTCCTTATTCTATTCTCCGCACTTACCAGCAGGAACTGGCACTTCATCTGTTTGAATACACACGCACACATTGGACTATTAAAAATGTTGATTTGATTGAGGTTCTTCAAGATGCCGGAGTCTTTCCGGGGAGGTAGCGAAAGATGTCGGATAATTTAATTACTACCGATCACAACCTACCGGTTCAGACATCTCAAATGACAGTCACTGCAAGCGGCAACGGTGTGGCCGCAGGCATTGTTCAGGGCGGCATCAATATACAGGAAGCGCATCTCGACCTTACAGCGCAACAAGCTCTCGCCCTGATTGCAAAAATGGCCGGGCCTAAAATGGAATCCCATGCAGCAGAATGGGCCCTGCTCAACACTGACATTTTTAATGTGTTTGTTATTGAAAATGAGCGATACGACTGTGGAGCTTTTTGCATTGACAGGAAAACTGCACTGCAAAAAAACACCAGTGCCCGATACCGTGACCATTTTAAGCCATTGACTCCTGCGCTTATTTCGGAGCTTCTAGCCATGCCTTGTCTGTTTGCCAGCCGTAATCAGAACTTCAAGACAGCCTTGCCATACTACCCTGCTTTCGTAGGGAAACTGACAGAAATCGTCTGTCAGGGAAAAACGATCAAATTTAAATTTATTACATGCGGTCAATTTTACCAACAATTTATTAACGAAAACATCCATACATTTAGCCTTCTTTCTACCAGTGTCAGAAATCAGCTCGATGAAGAGCACTGGTGCATTCGACAGGGTAACCTGCTCCAGATTGCTGCAAATGTGGGAATCGAAATCAGATAAGGAGAATCCTATGGAAGAATTAAAAGATAAATGGTTTAACATTGAAGATATTGCCGAGTACCTGAGCATCACGCAGGATACAGCCCGGACATGGGTAAGAGATGGAAAGCTGCCCGCTTATAAAGTGGGAAAGCGATATAAATTCAAGCTCAGCGAAGTGGATGAATGGGTACGAGAGGGAAAAATAAAGGAGTAGAACGGATATGAAAAAGGTACGAGTACACATCACAAAAACAACCGTCAATGCCCCGACCTACAGTAACGTGACCTTTGAACCGACATTGATCAATTTCTTTTATGGAAAAAATGGAACCGGAAAATCTACGCTTGCCCGTTCTTTCAAAGATGGGAACGCTGCACTGACATGGGATGGTCAGCCATTCCCGGAAGAACGTGTTCTTGTTTACAATGAGGATTTTATCCGCAAAAATGTTCAGAGTTATGGTAACATTCCAGGTGTCTTTACTATCTCGGAAGTCAATGCACAGAAGAAAAAGGAAGCTGACGAAAAGGCCATCGAGAAAAAGTCCGTAGATGACACTATTGTCGCAAGGGGAAAAGAGGCGGTAGCAAAGCAAGGTGAATTGGATAAACTGCATGGAGATTATGTCGAAGCCATTTGGGGAGCCACCAAGGAATTTCGGGATAAATTCCCTCTTGCATTAGCCTATCTGCGCGACAAAAAGAAATTTGCTGATAAGATTCAAAGCATGACTCCTAAAGCGGCTAAAATAGATCCAGACGCTCCATCTTTTGATGAAGAAGATATGAGCATGTCCGCAGGCGAAAATCATTCCGAAGAAGAACCGATGATTGAAATTGCAGATATAGAGGCGCTTTATCAAACCATTCATGGTGAGAATCAGCCAAACTATAGTGCCTATCATTTGCTGTCATCCACTTCTCTTCCTGCATCTGATCTTTTGTCCACACCGATTCTCAGCCGTAGTGATACAGAGTTCGCGCGATTCATACGTGCACTTGGCAACCTAGACTGGATCACTCAGGGACATACGAAGTATCACTCTTCTGAAGGGAAGTGTCCTTACTGTCAGCAAACTATTCCAGACACTTTTGAGGATGACCTTGCTGCCTGCTATGATGCCGAATACAAAGCTGATCTGAAAAAACTGTCTTCGTTTGTTCAACAATATAAAGACGCATTAAACAATGTATACAAAACAGCTCATACAAACGAAGGGAACAATTTTCCTTCGCCATTGCAGGCTGATTACAAGGCTGCTTTCGAACTGTTTATGGAGAAGGCACGTGCCAATGTGACCCTGTTGGAGCAGAAATCAGCCAGCCCAGCAGATGTGATAGTATTGGAAGATTTGTCTGACCTTCTTGTCGAGCTCGACCAAATTTCACGCAAGATCAACGAAGATATTAAAGCCAGAAATGCTGTTCTCGCTGATATTCCGACTCAAAAGAAAAAATGCACCAATATGGCATGGTCTGCAATCGTTCAGCGGACTCAGGTACTCACAAATACCTTCCGACGCAACACAGATTCTGTGATTTCAGCCATGAATTATATCAAGGCTGAAAGCAACAAATTGAAGGCAAAATCCCAGGCTCTTAGCAAAGAGATTGCAAAATTGAACAGCGAAACTGTCAACACCACTAAAACGATGCAAGATATTAACCGTGCCATCGCCAGTGCCGGTTTTAAAGGGTTTGAACTTCAGGAAAAGCCTGGTGCCAAATATGTCTATCAGCTGGTAAGAAATCAGAACGGCAAGAAGATTGTTGTTGATAAGGATCTCAGTGAAGGCGAACGGCATTTTATTGCTTTCCTTTACTTCTATCACATGGTAATGGGCAGTCAGTCCGATGCTGGAAAAGTCGAGGATAAGATTGTTGTAATCGATGATCCTGTTTCCTCTATGGACAGTGGCTCTCTTTTTGTGGTTGCTTCCCTCACTCGTGAAATGATTGCTGTCTGCTATAACAATTATGCACTTCATGAAGAAATTGTGGATGACCATATTCGACAGTTCTTCTGCATGACACACAACCCTTACTTCTTCCGGGAGATTTCTTATAACCGCCTGCCTGATTACGAATGTGTGTCCTTCTTTGAGATAAAGAAAGACACACAAAATCAGACCAGCATTACAGAATGCCAAGATGAAGACACCATAGCCGGTGGCGGTCTTATCAATCGTTCTCCAGTAAGAAATACTTACGATACCCTTTGGCATGAATACGCCACAACCAGTGACCCGGATACTCTCCTGATTGTCATCCGCCAGATTCTTGAATACTACTTCATCCAGATGGTCGGCTATCAAAATGGAAATCTACGTTCAGACTTACTGGATAAAAATGAAAGGGAATTCGTAAGAATTTTGGATGATGGTAGCGAAGATCGGTCTGACTATGTTTCTGCTGCCGCCATGATTGCCATGCTGAATGTTGGTGCTACTGGCTTCAATGACGGACTATACTATGACTCATCTGCCACCAGTGTTGAACAGCTGCGTTCTGTCTTTGAACGGATCTTTAAGGTCATGCATCAGGAGCAGCATTTTAATATGATGACTCGAAAAGCCCGATAAACAAAGAAACCGACCTGGTGGTCGGTAGCGAGGTAATTATATGCTGTTTCCAGTAGATTTTTTGAACAAAATGCAGTGGCTGGTGGATGAACTTTGAGAATTGGAAGGGGATTTGATGACTTGAACTACTACTTTTGCGACGCCTGCCGCTACTGCTTCTCTGCTGAGAAGCTGCCAGACCGTTGTCCTGACTGTGGAGCGGTAGCACACGATGATAAAAAGGCAGTACGACCGGCGAGTAAAATGGAAATAGAGGAACTGCTCAGAATACGAAAAGAAGATAAGGAGAACACAAAATGAAAGCACATAAATATTGGTCACTCGGTGCACTTGCCTGTATGGCAGGATGCTTCTACACAGGCTGCAAGAAACTGATGCAGGCTCACAAGTATTTCGCTTGTAGCACTCTGGTCTGCATGGGCATGGCAATCTACTCCGGCCACAAAATTGCACCTAAAAAGAAAAAAGCTGAAAAAAACGAATAATAAGAACACACGCCCTCGCCGTAACAAGCGAGGGCTTTTTTGAACTCTAGGAGTTCATTTTATTTCTGTTACATACCGTATACTTCCATCATGAGTCGTATCCCGACTTTCAGACCTTCCTCAAAAGCGGTCTTCTCCCATGCACAGCACACCGTTCCCTGCCGGTCCATGATCTTCTCCCAGAGTGGAATCTTTTCTCCGACGTAATCATCTACGAGCCTATCCATTCCTTCCAGTCCTCGCAGCCACTCTTCCAGTTCTTTTTCCTTGGTCTTTGCGGCTTTCCCGGCAACTGTGTTTTTCTCTACTGGGTTGTTCTCTGTATAATGTTCGTAGATCAGATCCAGCAGATTCTCCACTGGTGGATAATACTCTGGTTTCGTTTTCTTCAAATACTCCTCCAGCATCTCCTTCAATTTTTCTATAATGCTACCATCCTTCCCAACTGAGATTCACATCCTCAGTTACGGCACATATTACCGTAGACTTTTGCACATAGCAACATATTTTTTGCGGTTTTTCGGATGTCCCATCTTCTCCTTCACTTTATCCGGCACATCAATCAAGCCGAACCGATAGAACATCCCGTAGATGTAAGTTACGCCCCGGATATCGCCCAGAGCTTTGGGGCCGTCTACTACTTCCCCTTTAATATTTCCCAGAGCCAAAACAATAGAACTCCACGCCAGACTTTTACTCTTCTCCCGGCGGTCGATCCACAGCTCTTTCGTGTACTCGCCGTTCCTGCCTTTTTTAATTTCGTAAGAAAATAGCAAACCAGAGTAAGTTTTGAATTTCACACCAGCATAAGCCAGAACCACACCCCAGAAGTTTTCTTCTGTCGGCTCAGTCCTCCACCGCTTCATCGCTCTGTATCTCCGCTGCCGCTCTGCTCCAACACTGATCTTCTCTTTTTCTGCTGTACTTGGGAAGTACACACCTTTATTATATGGCAGGTAGGAGGTAACCGAGGCTTTGGAAAGGTTAAGCGCCTTTGCGGTTGAGAGTATGGAGGTTTTGTAGTCTTGTGTTTCTCGGTACTCTTCAAAAGTGTTTTTTACTTTTTCCGCCGCTTCAGATTCATACACACCAGCTGTGATGAGGAGCTTCCGAACTTTGATAGGATTTAGGTTGAGAGCATCGCCGATGGCCTGCAAGGATATCTCAGAATCATAAAACGCCACAGCACTTTCCATCTGCTCTTTCAGATTTTTCCCGGCATCGTACTCTGGCTTCAACTTCTTCCGGCCACCGCCGGGCTTCCGGGGCTTATATGCTCTTTTCTCTCCCAT